ATGACCATGATTACTCTGGAGCACGACATCACCCGCCAGCAGGAAATGCTGGAGGCGAGCCGCGAAGAAGTTTCGCGTCTTTTGAACGAAGTGAAATCCCTGCGCGCGCAGCTTGAGCGTGGGCAGGCCCCGGATGCAGCCAGCTGCCCGGATGTCAAACGCCTCACAGGCCTTGTGAAGAACTGTCTTGAAGTGGAGACCAGCCTTGTCAAATGCAAAGAACAGCAAGCCGGCATCGCCCAATGCGGCGTCGCCTTCGACCTTGAAGCCGCGCGGGACTCGATCGGGTGCAAGTTGGATAAGCTCCGCGGATCCTGATCTGCAAAAGACGTTTCTGGACAGTCTTGATGAGGGAGAGCTTCGTGCTCTCCCTTTTTTGTTTGAGTTCTGGGCCTTTGACCACCAGTTGCCGCCCGAAGGCGATTGGCGCACATGGGTCATCCTGGGAGGGCGCGGCGCGGGCAAGACACGCGCGGGCGCGGAATGGGTGCGTGCACAGGTGGAAGGGTCGAAGCCCATGGATGTTGGCGCATCGCGCCGCATGGCATTGGTTGGGGAAACCTACGATCAGGTGCGCGAGGTCATGATCTTCGGCGATAGCGGGATCTTGGCCTGCTCGCCCGAAGATCGCCGCCCGAAATGGGAAGCGAGCCGCAAGCGGCTGGTTTGGCCAAATGGTGCGATTGCCACGGTGCATTCCGCGAATGATCCCGAAGGCCTGCGCGGGCCGCAATTCGATGCGGCGTGGGTGGATGAGTTGGCCAAATGGCCGAAAGCGCAGGAGACGTGGGACATGCTGCAATTCGCGCTGCGCCTTGGCGAAGATCCCCGTGTCTGTGTCACGACGACGCCGCGCAATGTGTCCGTGCTCAAACAACTGCTGGAGACGCCGTCCACTGTCACGACCCATGCCAAGACCGAAGTGAACCGGGCCAATCTGGCGTCGTCCTTCCTGGAAGAGGTGCGCGCGCGCTATGCGGGAACGCGAATGGGCCGACAGGAGTTGGACGGGGTGCTGCTGGCCGATGCGGAAGGCGCGCTTTGGACCTCTGGCGGGATCGAGGCGTTGCGCGTGGCAACGGCGCCGGAGTTGGACCGGATTGTCGTGGCGCTGGACCCTGCCGCGACCAACGGGGCGCATTCCGATGAATGCGGGATTGTCGTGGCTGGTGTGACCATGGATGGCGCACCGCAGGATTGGCGGGCCTATGTGCTGGCGGATGCAACCGTCAGCCAGGCAAGCCCGACCGATTGGGCGAAGGCCGCGATACGGGCGATGGAACAGTATGGTGCCGACCGTCTTGTAGTGGAGGTAAACCAAGGCGGGCAGATGGTGGGCGAGGTCGTCCGGCAAGTCGATCCGCTGGTGCCTATCCGCGAGGTGCGCGCGACACGGGGCAAGATCGCGCGGGCCGAACCGATTGCAGCATTGTACGAGCAGGGGCGTGTGCGCCATGTCGGCGCGTTCGACACGCTCGAAGACCAGATGGTACAGATGACGGTTCGGGGATTTCAGGGCAGTGGCAGTCCGGACCGCGTCGATGCGCTGGTCTGGGCCCTGCATGAACTCATGATCGCGCCTGCGGCCTCTTGGCGCCAGCCGACGGTACGCACGCTTTAGCGCGGGAGGGCCGGGCACAGGAATGCCAACAGATCGTAAAGACCACCGTTCGCTGCCTGCGTTCGGTGGTCTTTTTTCGTTTTAACATCTTTGTAGGAAAACTCCTCAGCAAGACGCAGGGCAATCTGACCCGGCGGAGAGTTGAAGGAGCAGAGCGACATGGCATTCGATGTTTTCCGGCGCGCAAAGACGGCAGAGCCGCCAGAGCAGAAGGCAAGTGCGGCGGGTCGTGTGATCGCGTGGCAAACCGGTGGCCGTGTCGCATGGAGCCCGCGTGACACCGTTTCGCTGACGCGGACAGGGTTCAACGGCAACCCGGTCGGGTTTCGGTCGGTCAAGCTGATCGCCGAAGCCGCAGCCGCCTTGCCCCTGGTACTGGAAGACGCGGCAATCCGCTTTGAACAGCATGATGTGCTAAGCCTGCTGCGCCGTCCCAACGGGGCGCAGGGCCGGGCGGAGCTGCTGGAGTCGCTTTATGGGCAGCTTTTGCTGTCTGGAAACGCTTATGTCGAAGCCGTGGGCGAGGTGGGTGTCCCGCATGAGCTTCACGTCCTGCGTTCGGATCGGATGAGCGTCGTGCCTGGTGCCGATGGTTGGCCGATTGCGTTTGAATACGCGGTTGGTGGACGCAAGCATCGGTTCGACGCGGCGGGTTTGCCGGGGCCGATCTGCCATATCCGAAACTTCCATCCCCAAGACGATCATTACGGCTTTTCGCCGCTTCAGGCGGCGGCCATGGCGATTGACGTGCATAACTCCGCCTCGCGCTGGTCGAAAGCGCTGCTGGACAATGCCGCGCGGCCTTCGGGGGCCATTGTCTACAAGGGGCAGGATGGTTCCAGCAGCTTGTCGAACGACCAATATGACCGGCTGGTGACCGAGATCGAGAGCAACCATCAGGGTGCGCGCAATGCGGGGCGACCGATGTTGCTGGAAGGCGGGCTGGATTGGAAACCGATGGGCTTTTCGCCTTCCGACATGGAGTTCCAGCAAACCAAGGAAAGTGCGGCGCGCGAGATCGCCCTGGCCTTCGGGGTGCCGCCGATGCTGTTGGGGATCCCCGGGGATGCGACTTATGCGAATTACCAAGAGGCCAACCGGGCGTTCTACCGTCTGACGGTTCTGCCCCTGGCGACCCGCGTCGCGGCGCAGCTTGGCGGGTGGCTTAGCGGGTGGACGGGTGAGGATCTGGTTCTCAAACCCGATCTGGATCAGGTTCCCGCGCTGGCCGCAGAACGGGACGCGCAGTGGGGCCGGGTTGCGGATGCGGATTTCCTGACAGCGGATGAGAAGCGTCGCTTGCTTGGGCTTCCGCCGCTGCCGGTGGAGAGTCCCGATGAGCAGTGAGCCCCCCAAGTTCGAATGTGCGCCGGGGATGCGACTTCAGGCGCATGAAAAACTGACGGATGTGCATTTCGTGAATGTGAACGACCGTCTTCGGCGGATCGAGGCTGCGATGGAGCGTTTGGAAAAGCGTTTGTGGCTGGCGGTTTATGGCGTGGTGGCGGTGATCCTGACCCAGGGCGTGCAGGGGCTTGTGTCCATGTCGCACGGGTTGGCGCCCTGATGATGGCAAGAAAGGTGAGTGGAATGGAGACTGGTCTGGAACACAAGTTCGCCCGCTTCGGTGAGACACTTGAAGTGCAGGACGGCGCGGTGATCGAAGGGTATGCAAGCCTGTTCGGGTCTGTGGATCAGGGTGGCGATGTCGTGCGCAAGGGGGCCTATACGCAGTCGCTGGCCGCGCTGAGCCGCGAGGGCCGCAGGGTCAAGATGCTGTGGCAGCACGATCCAGCCCAACCAATCGGCGTGTGGGACGAGGTGCGCGAGGACGCGCAGGGGCTGTGGGTCAAGGGCCGTATCCTTGAGACCACGCAAACGGGGCGTGAGACTGCCGCGCTGATCAAGGCGGGCGCGATTGACGGTCTGTCGATCGGCTACAGAACCGTGAAGGCGGCGAAGAACGACAAGGGCCAGCGGCTCTTGACCGAGTTGGAGCTGTGGGAAGTGTCGCTTGTGACCTTCCCGATGCTTCCAAGCGCGCGGGTTGCGGCCAAGGCGGACAATCCCGCCGACGACGCGGCGTTGCGTGAAGTGGCGGCGGCCTTCAGGGACGCGCGTCTGAAGCTGGCACGGGGCTGAGACCCGGGCCCGATCAAACTGCAAAGGGGTGATCCATGAGCAGAACCGAGGCGAAGGCCGCGGCCGGGGGAGGTTTGACTCCGGCGCAAGAGGCGCGGGAGGCCGTGACTGGCTTTCTGTCCGATTTCAAGGACTTCCAAACCACCATCGAAACCAAACTGCAACAGCAAGAAGAGCGATTGACCATGCTGGACCGTAAGACTGCAACCCATGCCCGCCCGCCGCTGGGCGCCGCGGCGGATTTTGACGCGCCGCACCAGAAGGCGTTCAACGCCTATCTGCGGACCGGTGATGATGACGGTCTTCGCGGTCTGGAGCTGGAAGGCAAAGCGATGAGCACGGCCGTCAATTCCGATGGTGGTTTCCTCGTGGACCCGGAAACCTCTGACCGCATCAAGTCGGTGCTGAGCTCGACCGCGTCGATCCGCGCCATCGCTCAGGTGGTGAATGTCGAAGCGACGTCCTTTGACGTTCTGGTGGATCGCGCCGATCTTGAGGCGGGCTGGGCGACGGAAACCGGCGCTTCCGCCGAGACGTCGACGCCGCAGATCGACCGGATCACCATCCCGCTGCACGAGCTGTCCGCGCTGCCCAAGGCATCGCAGCGTCTGCTGGATGACAGTGCCTTCGATATCGAAGGCTGGCTTGCAGGGCGCATCGCCGAGAAGTTCGCCCGCGCCGAGGCCGCCGCGTTCATCAATGGCGACGGGAATGACAAGCCCACCGGCTTTCTGACCCATTCCACGGTTGAAAACGACAGCTGGACCTGGGGCAATCTGGGATATGTGCCCAGCGGTGTCGATGGCAGCGTGAGCGCCGAGTCGATCGTCGATGTGGTCTATGCTTTGGGGGCGGAATACCGCGCCAATGCGAGCTTCGTGATGAACTCCAAGACCGCGGGCACCGTGCGCAAGCTGAAAGACGGCGATGGCCGCTTCCTGTGGTCCGATGGCCTGGCGGCGGGCGAGCCCGCACGTCTGATGGGCTATCCGGTGCTGATCTGCGAAGACATGCCGGACCCGGCCAGCGACAGCAACTCCATCGCGTTCGGTGATTTCGCGCAAGGCTATACCGTGGCCGAGCGTCCTGACCTGCGCGTGCTGCGTGACCCGTTCAGCGCCAAACCGCATGTTCTGTTCTACGCGACCAAGCGTGTCGGCGGCGACGTGAGCGATTTCGCTGCGATCAAGCTGATCAAGTTCGGCCTCAGCTAACGGCCCGACCGGACGTGCAGATCCGCCCATGCGCGGGTCTGCACCCCGGGCGCGTGTCGAGGTCCCCCGCGTCGTCTAGCTGCTCCCCTCCGTCCGAGCGGCGCGGGACGGCGCGCGCCCACCTCGCCGATTGAGGCGGAAGACTTTCGGAGAACAGAACATGATGTTGATTGAAGAAACGGTGGTGCCGGACACCAGTCTGCCGGTTGAAGACTTCAAGGCGCATCTGCGGCTTGGAACCGGCTTTGGCGATGAGACGCTGCAAGACCCGGTGCTGTTGGGTTTCCTGCGTGCGGCCTTGAGCGCGATCGAGGCGCGAACCGGCAAGGTTCTGTTCGAACGCGGATTTTTGTGGACGCTGACAAAGTGGCAGGGTGTGGATGCCCAGCCCTTGCCGGTGGCGCCTGTAACGGCGTTGAACCAGGTCACGATGGTCGAACGTGATGGCACCGAGACCGACGTTGAACTGGATCGGTTGCGCCTTGTTCGTAACCTTCAGCAGCCGGTGATTGTGGCGCTTGGGACGATGCTTCCGACCATCCCGTCGACAGGCAGTGTCGATATCCGGTTCAAGGCCGGCTTCGGCCCTGCATGGACGGATTTGCCGGATGATCTGCGCCAGGCCGTGATGCTTTTGGCGTCGCATTACTATGAATTCCGCAGCGAAACATCGCTGAGCGAGGGGTGTATGCCCTTCGGTGTGACCAGCCTGATCGAGCGCTATCGCACTATACGGATTGGGTTCGGGGGGCGGACATGACGCTTCCTCAACTCAACCGCCGCCTCTCACTGGAGACACCTCAGAAGGTGCCGGATGGTGCGGGCGGTTACAACACGATCTGGGTGGCGCTTGGCGTACTTTGGGCAACCTGCGAGGCGCGCACGGGCCGCGAACGGGGGGAAGGCGGCGCGCCTGTGTCGGCGGTGACGTACAAGATCACCGTGCGGGCCGCGCCAGTGGGCAGCCCGTCGCGCCCGCGCCCCGAACAGCGTTTCCGCGAAGGCACGCGCATCTTCAACATCCGCGCCGTGATCGAGAGCGAAACCGATGGCATGTATCTGACCTGCCTCGCCGAAGAAGAGGTGGTGGTATGAGCTATGCGCTGTCAGCAGCCTTGCAATCGGCTGTGTACCAAAAACTGATCGGCGATGCCGCGCTGTCGGGCCTTGTGGGGGCCGATATCTACGACACGCTGCCCAGCGGTCTGGCCCCGCGTCTTTACGTGAGCCTAGGCCCGGAGACCGCCAAGGACGCATCGGATTACACAAGCCACGGCGCGCTGCATCGTTTCACGATCTCGGTCATTGCTGACGAGGCAGGGTTTTCCGCGGCCAAGACAGTCGCTGCGGCGGTCTGTGATGCCTTGGTGGATGCGGACCTGACGATGAGCCGCGGGCGGCTGGTCGCGCTGGGGTTCGAGCGGGCGACGGCCAAGCGGGACGATGGCGACAGTGCGCGCCGGATCGATCTGCAATTTCGCGCGCGCGTCGAAGACAGCTGAACATAAACCAGAACGGAGAATTCCCATGGGTGCACAAAACGGAAAGGACCTTCTGGTGAAGGTCGATATGGACGGCTCCGGCACGTTCCAGACCATCGCGGGGCTGCGCGCCACGCGCATCAGTTTCAACGCGGAAAGCGTCGATGTCACGAGCCTGGAAAGCCAGGGTGGCTGGCGCGAGCTTTTGGCGGGCGCAGGGATGCGGTCTGCCAGCATTTCGGGATCGGGCGTGTTCAAGGATGCCAGCACCGATGAGCGTGCGCGGCAGATCTTTTTCGACAGCGCAATTCCCGATTTCCAGGTGATTATCCCCGATTTCGGGCAGGTGCAGGGGCCGTTTCAGGTCACCTCGCTGGATTATTCGGGCAGCCATAACGGTGAGGCGACATATGAGATCAGCCTTGCTTCGGCCGGTCAGCTGACCTTCACGGCGCTTTGATCCGATGACCAATCCGTGGAGGGGAGATGTCGCGCTGGTGATCGACGGGGAACGCCATGATCTGAGGCTGAGCCTTGGCGCTTTGGCTGAACTTGAAGCCAGCCTAGAGGCCGGTTCGCTGGTCGAGTTGGTCCAGCGGTTCGAGCAGGGCAAATGCGGCAGCCGCGATGTGCTGGCGGTGCTGCGGGCAGGGCTGTCCGGGGCGAAGATCGATCCGGTGCCAGACCTTGAGCATGGCCAGATCGAAGGCGGTCCGATCCGGGCCGCGCAGGTTGCGGCGGAATTGCTGGTACGGGCCTTCAGCTTGCCGGAGGCGGGATGAAAAGCTTTGACTGGCCAGCCCTGATGCGCGCCGGAATGATCGGGTTGCGGCTGCCGCCCGATCAGTTCTGGGCGCTGACCCCGGCGGAATTCACGCTGATGTTGGGGGAAGGGGCCAGTGCGCCGATGAAACGCGCCGGCTTGGAGGCCTTGATGAAGGCCTTCCCCGATGAGGACGAACATGGAGCTTCGCAATGAGTGATTATGAAGAACAGATTGAGCGGCTCGAAGTAACCGCGGACTTGCTGCGGGACAATCTTGAACTGTCCGTGGATCAGACCGAAGAAATCCGCACAAAGCTGGCCCTGACCGCCAAGGAGATCACGACGATGGAGCGTCAGGTCTCTCGTGGGATCAAGAGCGCGTTTGACGGGATGCTGTTCGAGGGGCGGACGCTGTCCGATGCACTTAAGACGGTCACGCAATCGGTGGTGAACGCGTCGTATAATGCCGCGATGACGCCGGTGACGAACCAGCTTGGCGGGCTGTTGACGCAGGGGCTGGGCAATCTGTTTCCCTTCGCAAACGGTGGCGCGTTCAGCCAGGGGCGTGTGGTGCCTTTTGCGACCGGCGGCGTGGTATCCAGCCCGACCTATTTCCCGATGCAGGGTGGCACCGGCCTGATGGGCGAAGCCGGACCGGAAGCGATCATGCCGCTGGCGCGCGGCGCCGATGGCCGTCTTGGGGTCCGCAGCGCGGGCGGATCGACCGCCAATATCGTGATGAATGTGACCACGCCGGATGTGCAGAGCTTCAACCGCTCGCGCGGGCAAATCGCGGCGCAGATGAGCCGAGCGCTCAGCCGTGGCAATCGAAACGCGTGAGGAGGTGCCAAGATGAATTTCCATGAAATCCGGTTTCCGGCCAATCTTAGCTTCGGATCCGTGGGCGGGCCGGAGCGTCATACGGATGTCGTCACCCTTGCCAATGGTTTCGAGGAACGCAACACGCCCTGGGCCCATTCGCGCCGCCGCTATGACGCGGGGATGGGGATGCGGTCGCTGGATGATATCGAAAGCCTGATCGCCTTCTTCGAAGCGCGGCGCGGGCAGATGTTCGGGTTTCGCTGGAAGGACTGGACGGATTTCAAATCCTCCCGTGCCAGCGCCGCGATCCAGGCGACAGATCAGGTGATTGGGACCGGTGACGGGGCCGCGCGCGAATATGCGCTGTGCAAGACCTATACCAGCGGTGCCTTCGACTATACTCGCCCGATCACCAAGCCGGTGGCCGGTACGGTACAGCTTGCGCTGGATGGTGTGGCTTTGACCGAGGGCACGGATTTCGCCGTCGACGTGGCGACCGGGCTTGTGACGATGACAAACGCGCCTGCGGCGGGTGTTTCCGTCACGGCCGGGTTTGAATTTGACGTGCCTGTGCGCTTTGACACCGATCAGATTCAGATGTCGGTGGCGAGCTTCAAGGCCGGTGACGTGCCCAATGTTCCCATCGTGGAGGTGCGGGTCTGATGTCCGGAATACCTGCCGATCTGGAAACCCATCTGAAATCCGGGATCACCACGCTTTGCCGCGCTTGGGCCATCACGCGCAGCGACGGGGTCACGTTTGGTTTCACCGACCACGATATGCCCCTCAATTTCGAGGGGATCGATTTCAAAGCCGACTCCGGGCTGACCGCGACCGCCTTGGCGCAAAGCACGGGGCTGTCCGTGGACAACGCCGAGGCCGTCGGCGCGTTGAGCGACGCGTCCATTTCGGAAGCCGATATCGAAGCAGGCCGCTTTGATGGGGCGCAGGTTCTCAGCTGGATCGTGAACTGGATGGATCCGTCGCAGAAATGGCTGCAATTTCGCGGGTCCATCGGCGAAATCCGTCAGGGCGGCGGGGCGTTCACCGCCGAGTTGCGCGGGTTGACGGATACGCTCAACCAACCGATTGGCCGGGTGTATCAGAAGCCCTGCACGGCGGTTCTTGGCGATACCGCCTGCGGTGTCGATCTGGATCAGCCAGGCTTTTCCGTTGATCTGCTGGTTGAGGCCTGCAGCGAAAACCGGGTGTTCACGTGGCAATCCGATATTGATTTCGAGGCGGGCTGGTTTTCGCGCGGGCGCGTCATAATGCGCTCTGGTGCGGCGGAGGGGCTTTGGGGGGCCGTCAAAGGGGACAGCCTTTCAAGCGGTATCCGCCGGATTGAGCTGTGGGAGTCGATCCGCGCACAGGTCACGCCGGGCGACAGCGTGCGGCTGGTTGCGGGCTGTGACAAGCGCTGGCACACATGCCGGGACAAGTTCGCCAACCTTCTGAATTTCCAAGGCTTCCCTGATATACCGGGAGAGGATTGGTTGGTGGCGGTGCCCAAGTCGAGCGGCGCGAATACCGGGGGGTCACGCAGGTGAGACCGGATGTCGTAGCGGCCGCGCGCGGCTGGATTGGAACGCCCTACATACATCAGCAGTCGCTGCGCGGTGCCGGCTGTGATTGCCTGGGCCTGCTGCGCGGTGCCTGGCGCGAGCTTTACGGCGCCGAGCCGGAGCCGATGCCAGCCTATACGCGCGATTGGTCCGAACCGCAGGGCGATGAACAGTTATGGCGGGCGGCGCAGCGCCACCTTGTTGCGAAGGATTTGGACCAAGTCGCGCCGGGGGACGTTCTTCTGTTCCGGATGCGGGCGGGCAGTGTCGCCAAGCATTTGGGTTTGCAGGCCGCAACCGGTGACTACCCGACCTTCGTGCATGCCTATTCCGGGCACGGCGTTCTGGAGAGCGCCTTTACCCTGCCATGGCGCCGCCGTGTCGTGGCGCGTTTCGCATTTCCCGAGGAGATTTCCTGATGGCTACACTCGTTCTTTCCGCGACAGGCGCGGCGCTTGGTGGTGCTGTCGGCGGGTCGATTGCCGGTATGTCCACCGCCGTGATCGGGCGCGCTGTTGGCGCGTCTTTGGGGCGGGTGATCGACCAGAAGCTGCTGGGGCAGGGCTCTCAGAAGATCGAACATGGCAAGGTGGATCGGTTCCGCCTGTCGAGCGCCAGCGAGGGCGAGCCGATCAGCGGCATCTATGGCCGGATGCGGATCGGTGGGCAGATCATCTGGGCATCGGACTTCATCGAGACGGCCAGCACCTCTGGCGGCGGCAAGGGAACGCCGGCAAGCAGCGCGAAGACGACGAGCTACAGCTATTCCGTCAGTCTCGCCATTGCGCTGTGCGAGGGGGAGATCACCCGCGTTGCGCGCATTTGGGCCGATGGCGAGGAGGTCGCGATCGATGATCTGAACATGCATGTCTACTATGGCCGGGCCGATCAGTTGCCGGACCCCACGATGGAAGCCATCGAAGGCGCGGGCAATGTTCCGGCCTATCGTGGCACGGCTTACGTCGTGTTCGAAGACCTCGCGCTGGAGCAGTTTGGCAACCGCGTCCCGCAGTTTTCGTTTGAAGTGGCCCGGCCGGAACAGCCGGGCGCGGCGCAGGATTTGACCCGCGCAATCGAGGCCGTCGCGATTGTACCGGGAACGGGTGAATACACGCTGGCGACGACGCCGGTGAACTATACCAGCGGACCCGGCAGCGTCTGGAGCGCAAATGTCAACACGCCCGCTGGCAAGACGGATTTTGCCTGTTCGCTTGATGCATTGTCGCAGGAATTGCCGAATGCTCAGGCGGCTTCACTAGTGGTCAGTTGGTTCGGTAACGATCTGCGCTGCGGCGAATGCAAGCTGCGGCCGAAGATCGAAAAGCCCGAGAACGAAGGCAAGAACATGAACTGGCAGGTTGCCGGTTTGTCCCGCGCCGAGGCGGAGCCGATGGATCTGGTGGATGGAAACCCGGTCTATGGCGGCACGCCCACAGATCAATCGGTGATCGAGGCGATCGAAGCGCTCAATGAACATGGCAAAGCGGTCATGTTCTATCCTTTCATTCTGATGGACCAGTTGGAAGGCAACCTGCTGCCCGACCCCTATGGCGGGACCGAGCAGGCGCGTCTGCCTTGGCGGGGGCGGATTACGCTGGATATCGCGCCGGGGCAGGCCGGGTCTCCCGACGGCACATCGACTGCCGACCAGCAGGTTGCGGCGTTTTTCGGCACTGCGCGGGCGACGGATTTCAGCGTTTCGGGCAAGGACGTCACCTATACAGGGCCTGAGGAGTGGAGCTTTTCCCGGTTCATCCTGCATTACGCGGCGCTATGCGCGGCGGCGGGCGGGGTCCAGTCCTTCTGTATCGGATCGGAGATGCGCGGCCTGACGCAAATCCGCGGGGCAGGGAACAGCTTCCCCTTCGTGGCGCTTCTGCGGCAGCTGGCGGGCGATGTGCGTGCCTTGCTGGGGCATGACACGATGATCGGCTATGCCGCCGATTGGTCCGAATATTTCGGGTATTCCCCGCAGGATGGTTCGGGCGACCGGTACTTCCACCTTGATCCTCTTTGGGCCGATAACGAGATCGATTTCGTGGGGATCGACAATTACATGCCGATTTCGGATTGGCGCGATGGCGACGATCATGCGGATGCTGGTGCCGGATCGATTTATGACCTTGGCTATTTGCAGGGAAATATCGAGGGCGGTGAGGGCTACGACTGGTATTACGCCAACGAGGCGGATGCGGCGGCCCAACTGCGGACGCCGATTGAAGATGGCGCGCATGGGGAGCCGTGGGTCTGGCGCTACAAGGATATTCGCAACTGGTGGCTCAACCCGCATCACGATCGCATCGGGGGTGTAAAGCAGGCAGAGCCAACCGCGTGGGAGCCGCAGTCAAAACCGATCTGGTTCACGGAATATGGCTGCGCGGCGGTCGACAAAAGCACGAACCAACCGAACAAGTTTCTGGATGCGAAAAGCTCTGAAAGCCAGTTGCCCGCGTTTTCCAATGGCGCCCGCGATGAGTTGATCCAGATGCAGTATCTTCAGGCGTATAACAGCTATTACGCCGAGCCGGTGAATAACCCGATCTCCGACGTCTATGGCGGGCCGATGGTGGATATGTCGCGCGCATTCGTCTGGTCTTGGGATGCACGGCCCTTCCCGTTCTTTCCCAACAACCGAACGCTGTGGAGCGATGGGGAGAACTTCGCGCGGGGGCATTGGATCAACGGGCGCACTTCGGCGCGGCCCTTGGCATCGGTCGTGGAAGAGATCTGCGGCAAGGCCGGGCTGTCCGATATCGATACCAGCAAGCTGTTTGGCTATGTGCGTGGCTATACGGTGTCGAATGTGGATTCCGCGCGCGCCGCGCTACAGCCGCTGATGTTGCGTTACGGGTTCGATGCGGTTGAACGGGATGGTGTGTTGCATTTCGTGATGCGCGACCGGCAGGACGTGGTGACGCTTGATCCCGATATGCTGGCCCGCGATGGCGAGATCGAGGGCGCGGCGGAGTATGAGCGCGAGTCCGAGCTTGAGATGTCCGGGCGTGTGCGGCTGCAATTCGTTCAGGCAGATGCAGATTACGACGCGGCGGCGGAAGAAGCCGTCTTGCCCAACGAAGCGACACATGCGGTTTCGACATCAGAACTGCCGCTGGCCCTGACCCGCGGCGAGGGCCGCCAAACCGCAGAGCGATGGTTGGCCGAGGCCCGCGTGGCGCGCAACCGTGTCCGGTTTGCCTTGCCGCCGTCGGCCTTCAACGTCGGGGCCGGGGACGTGATCAGCCTTGGCACCGATGCGCGTTACCGCGTGGACCGGGTCGAGCAGGGCGCGTTGCAGATCGTGGATGCGGTGCGGATGGAGCGATCGGTCTATACGCCTGCGGATGTGGTGGACGACGCGCCCCCGGTGCGGCCTTTTACACCAGCGGTTCCGGTTACGCCGCTGTTTCTTGATCTGCCGCTGATGCGCGGCGATGAGGTGGCCCATGCGCCTCATGTGGTTGCGACGGCATCGCGTTGGCCCGGCGCGGTCGCTGTCTATCGATCCGCGACGGACAGCAATTACACGCTGAACACCCAATTGCCGACACGCTCTGTCATGGGGCAGATCCGCACGCCGTTGTTGGCCGCGCCGCATGGGGTTTGGGATCGGGCTGCTCAACTGGACGTCGCCCTGATTTCCGGCCAGTTGGAGCGCGCCGAGGATACAGCGGTCTTCGCGGGCGGCAATCTTGCTGCGATTGGGGACGGCACGCCGGGCAATTGGGAACTGGTGCAATTCGCAGAGGCCGAACTCACAGAGCCGGGCGTCTACCGGGTCCAGCGGATGCTGCGCGGCCAGCAGGGCACGGATGGGTTGATCCCCGATGTCTGGCCCGCGGGCAGCTGGTTTGTTCTGCTCAACGGCGCGGCGCAGCAGATCGACTTTGGGTCGAATTTGCGCCAGGTCGATCAGCATTTCCGCATTGGCCCCGCCAAGCGTGGATATGATGATCCGAGCTATCAGCACCTAGAACACGCCTTCGACGGCAATGGCTTGCGGCCCTATTCCCCGGCGCATCTGCGGGCGCATATCGGCGCGACGGGGGATACCGCGATCAGTTGGATCCGGCGAACCCGGATTGAGGGCGACAATTGGGATGGCGAGGTGCCACTGGGCGAAGACAGCGAACGTTACCTGCTGCAAGTCTGGGCCGATGGCGGCGTCGTACGCGAAGTGGAAACGACCGCGCCGGAATGGACATATCCGGACACGCTGCGCCAAAGCGATGGCGTCACTGGCACGGTGGAGTTCCGGGTCGCGCAACTGTCCGACCGGTTTGGGGCGGGTATCGCATCGCGGGTTCAGGTCACTCTTTGATGCGGCCCGTGTTGCATGATGACCTTGTTCAGCTGGGCCGAATGCTTTTGGCCCAGCCGCGCGAGCAACGCGGCGCGATTTGTCGCCGGGCCTTCAGGGAGGCCGAGATCGCCGATCGTTACCGGATACAGCACCGGACGCGGCACCCGGCCTTTGGGGACGGATCGCTTGCCGGATGGGCTGCGCAGCATCCGCGCCTGCCCGAACCGCGCCTTGACGATCCCGATTACGCCGGGTGCCTGCGTTTGGTTCTGGGGCAT